AAAAAAATTGTTATAATGAATTATTAAGATTTCACAAAGCGTTTAACGGTATAATAATGAACGAGAGTTGCAGTGTAATGTTTAGATTAGATAATAACGACAGCGAAGGTATTGAATTTAATCAGTATATTAAGTCTAATAATCTTAATAATGTGGTTGACAACAATACAAAAATAGTGTATATTAGTAATAATAAAATACCAAAGCCTATGTTAAGTAGTGGCTGGTTACCAAACGCCGCTGTTACTACTAGTAGTTCTCCTAGTGTAAAGACAAAATTTGATTCTTATTTGACAGGATTAGATTTAGTAATACACTATGAAGAAGACATTAGTCAGTGGAAGAGAAAAACTATAGAGAAACTTTAATGGCAACTTGCAAACTAATAATTGAAGATGAAGTAAACATTAAGCTAGAAGGACTAGAAGTTGATGTACGAAGGAAGCTCGCGAATGCTCTCAAGTTTGAAGTGCCTTACGCAAAGTACATGCCACAATATAAACTTGGCCGCTGGGATGGAAAAGTTGCTTTCTTTGGTATTGGTGGCACTGGCTATGTCAATCATCTTGATACTGTTAGTGAAGTGTTACAAAAAAATAATGTACAAATAGTAGACATTCAAGACAACAGACATCCTATACAATTTGACTTTCAACCAGTAACAGAACGTTATTGGGCTGATCAAAATGTATGTTGGCCAAAAGGTCATCCAGCAGAAGGCGAAGAGATTATTCTACGTGATTATCAAGTAGAGTCAATCAATAACTTTTTAAAACATCCACAGAGCTTACAACAAATTGCTACTGGTGCAGGTAAAACAATTACTACAGCAACACTTTCACACATAACTGAGCCGTACGGACGTAGTCTTATTATTGTGCCTAACAAGAGTCTTGTTACACAAACGGAGGAAGACTATATTAACTGCGGACTTGATGCTGGGGTGTACTTCGGTGACAGAAAAGAACTAGGTAAGACTCACACTATTTGCACTTGGCAGAGTTTAAATATACTCGACAAGAAGCACAAGGACGGAACAGCAGTGTTATCACTAGCAGAGTTCTTAGATGGTGTAAGCACTATTATTGTCGACGAAGTACACCAGGCTAAAGCAGAAGTGCTAAAGAATTTACTTACACGTAATTTAAAGAACGCTCCAATACGTTGGGGACTTACAGGAACAATACCAAGAGAGAAGTTTGAATTTGAAAGTATTCATGCTAGTCTAGGTCCTGTGATTGGACAAATTAGTGCTAAAGAACTACAAGACAAAGGTGTACTATCACAATGTCATGTTAATGTAGTTCAGCTATTAGATGTAGTAGCACACAGTAACTATCAAGAAGAATTAAAATATCTAACAACAAATCAGGCAAGACTAGAATATATAGGCAAATTATTAAGCACAGTAAAAGAATCAGGAAACACACTTATACTTGTAGATAGAATTAGTGCTGGAGAAATACTTCAAGAACTAATACCGGGTAGTGTGTTTGTAAAAGGCGATGTTAAATTAAAGGATCGCAAGGAAGCATATGATGAAATCAATGAAGGAACGAATCATGTCGTTATCGCCACATACGGTGTCGCGGCTGTCGGTATTAATATACCGCGCATTTTTAATCTTGTTCTTATTGAGCCTGGCAAAAGTTTTGTCCGGGTAATTCAATCAATTGGCCGAGGCGTTCGAAAAGCAAAAGACAAAGACTTTGTACAAATTTGGGATATCACGTCATCGTGCAAATTTGCAAAGAGACACTTAACACAAAGAAAAAAATTCTATAAAGAAGCAGAGTATCCGTTCACTATAGAAAAAGTAGACTGGAACTAAAATATATGCAAATACTAACATTAGAAAATAAAACATTTCCGTTAAAGGATGTACCAGACGAGCTTGAAGAAGAAGTTCGTTTTGCCGTACTAGATAATTCAGATCCTAAGAATCCTGATTTCTTTTTTGTACCAATGATTTTTTTAGAATCATTTAGTGCTCCGGCAATGGTATTAGAAATAAACGGACACGAGATTACTATGCCAGTTGATTGGCATATTGCAGTAGGCGATAGTACAAGCGGTAATGACTTAGAAGTACTACCTTTAACATCAATTAACGATAGAGGCTTTGAAGCATTCTTGTTTAATCCTCTTACAAGTTATAAATTTGACTTTGGCACTATTAAGATAACAAATTTTTATTCTGATGTTAAATGGTATTTTCCAAAAGTTAAAAATGGACAGCTACTTGGTGTGCCACTTACAAACAAACCAAAATCAGTTTGTGCTTATTTTATCAAAGATATAAGTCGACAAAGTGAAGTAATAGATTATACAAACTTGTTATAAAAGGAAGGATTTAACATGGGAATTAAAGCAGGTAAAATATGGGGCGGAACAGAACTTATACACGCTAACGGCGTACTAGAGTTTCATCGCATTGAATATAAAGCAGGATACAAATGCTCAGAACATGAGCATCAGTTTAAGTGGAACGGATTTTTTGTTGAATCGGGCAAGATGATTGTTCGAGTTTGGCAAGATGATCAAGGACTAGTTGACGAAACTATTCTTGAAGCCGGAGACTTTACGCAAGTGAAGCCAGGCAAGATTCACCAGTTTGAAGGTTTAGAAGATGGTGTCGCCTTTGAGTTATACTGGGCTGAATTTAATCATGACGACATTGTTCGTCGAACAAGCGGCACCGCAATCGGAAAGAAGTAAGAAATGTTTAAAAACATCGATAAGAAAATGATGCTAAAACTTGCATTATTGCATGTTGTAGTAATCACAATAAGTAACGCACTAGTTGCAATACCAGTAGAGATTGCTGGTTATAAATTAACATGGGCGGCGTTTACGTTCCCAATTGTTATTCTAGCAACTGACTTAACAGTTAGAATGTTAGGTAAGAACATTGCTCGAGCAACAATTGCTATGGCATATCCAATTGCAATTATCACAAGTATTGCAGTTGTACTAGCAGAAGGTGCACCGGAATCAGTAGCACTACGTATTGGCTTTGCATCAGCAACAGCATATGCTGTAGGTACATTTATTGACGTATATGTGTTCCAAGCAATTAGAGAGCGTATGAGTGTATGGTGGTTAGCACCTGCACTATCAACTGTAGTTGCAAACGTAATTGACAGTTATACATTCTTTGCAGTAGCGTTTAATAACTCAGCAGATGAGTATATGGCAGCTAATTGGATTGAAATTGCAGGTTCACAGGCTGTACTAAAAATTGCAGTAGGTTTAATTATCTTCCTACCAGCATATGGGTTACTACTACGTTACATCAAAGGACGTACAAATGACTCAGAAGCAGGGTAAATTGCTACCAGGCGAAACACTAATATACGAGCGTAGCGATGGAGTCGTCTACGCTCGTTATCAAAACAAGCCTAAGATTGATCGTTGGATTGTAGGCGGAGACCCGGCAGGTGTTGCTAGAGCTCAAGGAGACTTAATAAGTTATGCCGAGTGGCAAGAATTATGTGAGTTGTCAGAAGAATATCCAACACTAAAAAAACTATTAGATACCTTGGTAACAACTTATTATACAATTAAGGAACACAAATGAAATACAGTAAATGGGATATAGGTGGTGACGTAGTTAAAAATGACAATCGTTATATTGTTAAAGATAATACTATGTTAAAAAATCTAGTTGTAAGTAGTACAATGTTGTCAGCTCATAAAAGTACAACAGGACACAGACATGCAGGACAAGAAGAAGTGTATATGTTTGTTAGTGGTAGCGGACAAATGGAACTTGATCATACCATATTTGATGTTACAGCAGGCGACACTGTACTAATTGAAGACAACGTATTCCACAAAGTACATAATAATACAGACTTTGGATTAAAATTTATTTGCGTATTTGACGGAGGAAGAAAACAATGAGAATTATAGCAGGTCCTTGCCAACACGAATCATTGGCACACAGTGCAGAGATTGCTAAAGAATGTAAACGTGTATGCGACAAGTACGGTATTGAATATATATTCAAAGCAAGTTTTGATAAGGCAAATCGTAGTAGTATGCAAGGTAAGCGTGGTGTTGGACTAGAAACAACTCTAACAGACTTTCTTGCTCTTAAAGTACAGCATGGTGTAAAGACATTAACTGATGTACACTCTGTAGAACAAATAAAATATATAGAAGCACAATTTAAAGATGCAATTGATGTCTATCAGATACCTGCATTCTTATGTAGACAAACTGACCTTATACAAGAAGCCTGTCGTACAGATAAAATTGTTAATATTAAGAAAGGTCAGTTTATGGCGCCCTGGGACATGAAAGGTGTGCTAAGTAAAACTGAAGGCGCTAAAGACGTTTGGATAACTGAGAGAGGAACAAGTTTTGGCTATAACACTCTTGTCGTTGACTATACTGGTCTTATGTATATGCTCGACACTTATGAACATGATGTTGTTTTTGATTGTACGCACTCTGCCCAAAAACCCGGGGGACAAGGGTCTAGTTCAGGTGGCAATCGTGATTACGTGCCTGGGTTGGCTCGTAGTGGGGCTGCTCTTGGCATCAGGAACTTTTTCTTGGAAGTCCATCCTAACCCTGATATAGCACCAAGTGATGGTCCTAACATGCTACGCTTAGAAGACTTTGAAAAAGTTGTAGCAGATATCGTGGCATATAGTTACGATATGAATAGAAGGCCACCGCAATGAAAACAGCAATACTAATCCCTGCACGTTACAATAGCACACGCTTGCCCGGTAAGCCACTAGCTATGCTGAACGGTGTTCCTATGATAAAACGTGTGTATGACGCTTGTGTTGCGTCTAAGAAGCCAACATATGTGCTTACTGATAATCAAAACATATACAATATAATAGGTGCAGATTGTCTATTAGATCACAGCGAATACGAAAACGGAACCGAAAGATGTGCAGGCGCTGTTGCTAAGTTTGACATATTAGACGAGTACGATCAGTTTATAAATGTACAAGGCGATATGCCGGACGTAACAAATGACATGATTCTAAAGGCTGCTGGTTGGTTAAGATACTTTCCTGTTAGTACAGTGTTTACTCATATGCCTAAAGAAAAACAGGCAGACCCTAATACAGTAAAGATGGTTAGAGCAGGTGATCAAGCATTATGGTTTGGTAGAGGTATGACCGGGTATGGAGATTGGCATTTAGGTGTATACGGATATAAACGTAATTCTTTAGAAATGTACAAAACTCTTAAAGTAACTGTAGAAGAAGAAACGGAAAAATTAGAACAACTTAGGTGGCTCAAAAGCGGTTGGCAAATAGGCTGTAGTAGTGTACAATATAATGGAGTAGAGATAAATTCACCAGAGGATGTAGACGAATGGCATATCAAGAATTCCCAGTAAAAGATGTACTAGCGTGTATTGACAGCAACGCTAAATCTGTTTGGAAAGAATTAACTGACGAACAAAAGAAGTGTGTTAACTTTTGGTTGCTTAACAGATACGCAAGTAGTGTACAAGGATCAAGAGAAGCACAGGAACTTGCTGTTGTTATGACTAATCAAATTTACAATAGGAATTGGAACGAACTAGGCACACGTCATCCGCAACTGCAATGGCAATTATTATGTTCAACACATAATGCATCTGCATCAATTAGAAAACATCAATGGATAGGATTTAAGAAAAAGAAAGGCAACAACAATGCACAGAAGTTGCTAGAAAAAATTTATCCTAATATGAAACAAGACGAGGTAGACTTACTTGCTAGAATATCTACAAAAAAAGAACTCAAAGAATTGGCTAAGGAACATGACATCGATGCCAAACTCTGAGAAACCATATGTATGTGAATACTGCGGAAGCGGCTATGTGAGAGAGAAAACTCTTGCGGCGCATATGTGTGAGAAGAAACGCAGAGCTTTGCAAAAAGATGAAAAGAGAGTACGTTTAGGGTTTTATGCTTTTGGTAGATTTTATAAATTGAGTGCAGGTAATAAGAAAGAAAAAACGTATGAAGATTTTTGTGCTAGTCCCTATTACAATGCTTTTGTTAAGTTTGGGAGTTTTCTTAATAACGTCAAACCTTTATATCCTGAACGATATATTGATTATGTTGTTACAAGCGGCGTCAAATTAGATCATTGGGCAAGAGATGAACTTTATGAAAAGTATGCATTAGAATTTATACTAAAAGAAGATGTAACAACAGCATTGGAACGCAGTGTAAAAACAATGATGGAATGGGCTGCTGAAAACGAACCGGCAGCATGGAATCATTATTTTAATTACATTAGTTTAAATAAAGCTGTATGGAATATTAAGGACGGAAAAATAAGTCCTTGGTTATTGTTGAACTGTGCTAGTGGTAAAGCTATGCTAGGAAAGTTTAACGATGAACAACTAGGAATGGTTTATCATGTAATTAATCCACAACACTGGGCTATGCGTTTTAGAAAATTACCTAATGATGTGCAACTTGTTAAAGACGTTGCAAAAGAGAGTAATTTATGAAAATACTAATATTTGGCTTGCCTGGATCGGGAAAGACAACGCTTGCAAAACCATTTGCAGACTTAATAGGCGGCGTACACATAAACGCAGACGAAGTGCGTACTAAGTATGATGATTGGGACTTTACACCCGAAGGACGTATGCGACAAGCACAACGTATGCGTCATCTAGCAGACGGTGTAGTAATGGCAGGCAAAATTGCTGTTGCTGACTTTGTTTGCCCAACTCCAGAAGCACGGTTAGAATTTAATCCAGATTATACAGTGTGGATGGATACTATTTCTCGTGGCCGTTTTGAAGATACAAATGATTTGTTTGAAACGCCAGAGCTTGTAGACTACCATGTAGAGAAATGGTTTGACAATGCACACGAGGCATTATTGCCTGTAATTAATCGTTATATGGGAAGAGATTATAATGCCTGATATTGACATAGACTTTGCTGATAGAACTATTATATTATCTAAACTCAAACATCGTGTTGCAAAACTAGATAGTGGTAAGAAACATAATACCGGTGTTTATGCAACCGAAGTTCCTCATAACCCTATAGACAACTTATCTACAATAGAGCACAAGACAGCCGAAGACCGAGGATACTTTAAACTAGATTTTCTTAACGTAAGCATATACAAAGACGTTAAGGATGAAGCACACTTAACAGAACTAATGGAAAGGACGCCATTATGGCAACTACTGGAACACAAAGACTTTGTCGACAAAGTTTTTCATCTAAGCGGACACGACAGTCTATTAAAACAATTGAAGCCTACTTCGGTACAACAATTGGCGGCCACACTGGCAATAATACGCCCAGCGAAGCGATACCTAGCAAACGAGAGCTGGGAAAAGATAATAGAAGAAGTTTGGGTGAAACCGACAAACGGTGATTACTTCTTTAAGAAAGCACACGCATTTGCTTACGCAATGAGTGTTATAGTACATATGAATTTATTGTGTGACGATCTTAATTCTTAGGTTTCTTAACTAGCTGTACTGATTTACGCTTCACACGTTTAATAGCAAGATTGTTTAAGTTTACACAAGGACCGATAGTTACTTTTACGTCCTTGCTGTTCATCGTCATTATTGCATATTTAAAACGGTCCATTTCTCCACCTAAGAAGATGTTAATAGGAATCAATCGATTTGACTCCCACCACCACGTGTCGCCTAATTCTAATAATTGTTCTTTTTCTGGATCAGTATGTAGTAATGTATAAACATACATACTAGTAACGTATTGATCTTGATTTATAATTATGCCGACATATTCATTGCCACCGTAGTGAACAACGCTGATGTAAGGAAGATTGTTTTCGATATCTTTTAGTAACATATGTTTCCGATAAATAGTTGTATGCAAACTTTAAGGTATTTAGTATCAAACAGAACAGAGGTCCTCGCAAATGAAGCAGGACACGTCACGGAGTATAGACCAGTGTATAGCAGAAACTTACAAGTGTATAAAGGCATTGATAATGTCTTAGAATTTAAATTAATTAATCCAGATCAGAAACCATTAGATGTAGATAGATACACACCTAAGTTTGTTGCATTTGATGAGAACAAACAAATGGTTATCGAACGCGACGGCGTCAACTTACAAGAAGGCGATAGTACTGCATATACTAAAAAAGGTCTGTTTAGTGTTACTGTTACTGAAAATGATTTACTAAATGTAAAAGATCAATATCTATCTTACAATATCTATCTAGTAGATTATGACGATACTAAAGTATTAACATATGCTAATGAATGGTTTGACAGCGCAGGAGTTATTAGAGTAAGTAGTAGTGCATTTCCAGGACCAATAGATAGTAAGGTAGTTGATACCTTTGTAATGGACAACGATGTTTGGTATTCAGAAACTATTGAAGCTCAGCCCGGAATAAACGGTAATGATGCTTTACACACTGCGGCAGTATATACTGATTCGTACATTGGTGATATTATTGTACAAGGGACATTAGAAAATCAAATAACCGGAACAACTAACTGGGCTGACATTAGCACAACAACACTAACTGGTAGCGAAACTGAACCTACGCCTATAAACTTTAACGGTGTGTTTACATACATACGTTTTAAAACAACAGCCAATCCAACCAGCACAATATCTAAAATACTAGTGAGGAACTAATGTCAGTACACGTAGTAACTACGTTACACGAAGACGGGTATAATCTTTACGGAAAACAATATATAAAAACTTGGGAAAAGTTTTTTCCTGAAGATTGGACTATTGATTATTATGCTGAAGGACACACTCCTACATTCGGAAGTCGGGTACGAGTATTAGATTTTAATAACACTTGTACTGAATGGACAGAGTATTATAATTACATACAACACCAAGTAGGTTCTATAAAAGGTAAAAAACAAATTAACAGATACAAAAAAGCATTACGTTGGAGTTTTAAAATGTTTACGTTATTACACGCATTAAAAACTTCTACTAGTGATTATGTTATATGGCTCGATGCTGATGTGTATGCTACTAGTAAACCTAAAGACAGATGGATACAAACTATACTTAATAATAAATGTATTGCAGGACAATTAGAAACTGTTCGAGGATTCCCGCATATAGAAACTGGTATAATACCTATAAACAGAACTCATAGCGAAACACATAAAATTATTGATTGGATTGAGCAAGGGTATGTACACAAGAAGATACTTGACGAAGCTAAACCCTGGGATGGAATATGGATTGCCAAATTAAACAGTTTAAGAATAGTTGACATGAATATACTATCAATACTAATAAGACAAAAAAATAATATTCAAGCAAAGACATCTTCAAATGACAATCTTAAATGGCTAGTACATAATGTAGGTGATAAAAAGTTCGGCAATGCATATAGTGGTAGAAGTGGACGATCTAAGCAAGCTGAACTAATATAAAATATTAGTTGACAACGTAATATAATTACGTTATAATAAGTGCATGAAAAATAAAAATAACTTAATTGCCGCTTTCTGTGCGGCTTTTTTAATGACCCCAGTATATGCAACAGAACTTGTAATTTATGTATATGCTGATAGAACCCCTTCAATTATTGCTAGTAATACATATTCCTATGACATAGTTGAAACTGATGAGCTAGAGGATATATCAAGTCTTGATATATTATCAAGCGGACCAAAAGGACAAATGAGCTCCTTGTTTATAAGAGGCGCCGATAGTGATCAAAGCCTTATAACCCTTAATGGTATTGCTATTAAAGACCATAGTAGCCCAACAGGTACAGACGATCTTGGGCAACACAACTTTACAGGTATAGATGTTGTCGAAGTATACAAAGGACCAATGAGCAGTTTGTATGGAGCAAATGCAGCCGGAGGTGTAGTTAATCTAGTATCAGATGTAACAAGCAGATCCTATATAGGTTCTGCAATAGGAAATAATAATTCAATTGCAGTAGAAACACAATTATCTGGAAAAGTAAAAAACTTAGATTACACTCTTACTATTGACGGCGAACGCACAGACGGTATTAGTGTGTACCCAGACGGTGAAGAAACAGATCCATACGAAAATAAAAATATAAATCTTAACTTATTGTATCACACTGATTATAGTGACTATAGACTTATACACATAGACGAAACTAATTATTCAAATCTAGATTCGCAAGGTGATACCCTTGAGTATACAGGTGACTGGAACTGGACCAATACACAGTTAGATTATAATAACGAAACAGTTCGTGTAACACTCAACAATTCAAATCATAGGAGAATATATACAAAAGGTAGACGGCTTGAAGGTGACTACGATAGTACAGTAAACACGCTATATGCTTCTAAACTTATTAAAGTTGATAACAATGATATAATTGTAGGTACAGAAGTTGAAAAGATAGATGCAGATTTCTTATTAAACACTGGAGGAGTTTTTCCTTACTATAGTAGTGTAGATAAAAAACGTACTACCAAAGGTATATTTGTAAATAATAATTCTGTTGTTAATAGTATTGTTCTTTCATATGGTATTCGACACGATGACATTGACGGGTTTGGAGAAAAGGACACTGGCAGGATTGGAATATCTAATAACGGTGTAAGAGCTAGTGTATCAACCGGATACAGAGTTCCGACACTATACGAAATGTACGGAAAAGATAATTACGGGTTCAACGGCAATCCTAACTTACTAGAAGAAGATACTATAAGTTATGAAATTGGATTTAGAAATAGTTTTATAGATACAGCAATATTTCTTACTAAAGAAGATAATGCAATCATATACAACGGCACATATGTTAATGATGACGGTACTAGTTACACAAAAGGCATCGAAAACAAAATGATGTTTGAACTAGACGGATTTTTTATTGCAAATAGTGTTAGTTATATAGAAGCAAAGCAAAGTAATGGTGACGAAAAACTAAGGCGTCCTAAACTTAATAATAATTTAAAAGTATCAAAGTTAGTTAATGACTTTATATATTCTTTTGATGTAGACTACTATGGTAAGCACAAAGATATCAGTAATACAACATTTCAAACTATAGATGTAAGTAGTATTATAACATACAACACAGAAGTAAAGTATGATAAAAATAATTTAGAAGTGTTTGCTGGGATATATAATGTTAGTGATAAACAATATGAAAGACCAAACGGGTACAGTCAATTAGGACGAAACTTTAAGTTGGGCTTTAGGAAGTACTTTTAATGAAAAACTTAACAAAACAACCTGCCTTCTGGGCAGGTTTACTATTAGCGTCACCAGTTATTTACTATGTGTTATATAGACTAGGATTAGAAATTTGGTGCATTGCATACGGGTTAATGTACTAAAACTTCTTGACTTACTTATATTTAGATAGTATAATATTATTATGAGTATAGTAAGCGATACAGTTCTGACATACATACCGCCTAAGCGTAAAACAACGCCTAGTGGTTGGTTATCCTTTAATGCACCATGCTGTCATCACAATGGCACAGGCGCAGATACTCGAGGCCGCGGTGGCCTTATAAGCAACCCCGACGGAGGCGTAAGTTATCATTGTTTTAACTGCGGCTTCAAGGCATCTTGGCAACCGGGCAGGAACTTCTCACATAAACTGCGTAAACTCCTACAATGGATGGGAGCACCTGACGATATAATCAACAAGGTAGCACTAGAGGTTATGAGAGAAAATGAAGGGGTTGAAGCTAAAACACAAATAGCCCAACTACCAACTTTCAATACTGTCCCGTTGCCAGATGATGCTATTAAGATTACAGACATAACAGACTTCAACAAGTATAGTATGGCAGTACTTGAATACATGGCCTCACGTAATTTAAACACAGATGATACAGACTATTACTGGAGCCCCAGCCTAGGGTATCGTGATAGATTAATCATACCCTTCTACTTTGAAGGCAGGGTAGTAGGTTGGACTGGACGTACAGTGAACCCAGACAAGAAGCCCAAGTACTTAACTGAGGTACAACCTGGATACGTATACGGACTAGACGAACAGGGTCATGCTAAAGTGTTTGCTATTGTGTGCGAAGGTCAACTAGATGCTATACACGTAGAAGGTACAGCACTGGGCGGGTCTGAGATAAGCGATCAACAAGCAATGTTACTCAACAGACTACAGAAACAAATAATTGTTGTTCCTGATAGAGATCAAGCAGGTAGTAAACTAGTAGAGCAAGCTATCGAGCTAGGTTGGAGTGTGAGTATGCCTGAATGGCCTGCTGGCTTAGATGACATAGGCGATGTAGTAAACAAACACGGACGTCTGTATGCACTGCACAGTATTGCAAGTAGTGCTAATGATAGTCCACTTAAAATAAGATTGAGAGCAAAGAAATGGTTCGATTGATCACTTTACTTTTTGTAATAACTGTGCTATACTTAGCAGTAACTAAAAAAGAAATCGAACAAGAGCCGCTTGGGTTTATCCCGAGCATAATTACAATAGAAGAACTAGAACCGAGGGTATTTGATGACAACTAGACAAAACACAGACTACGGATATGATATACAAAAAGTATATCTTGAAATGATGTTGTCTGATGCTGAGAGCTTTGTAAGATGTCAGGCTGTGTTTGATCCAAGTAGCTTTGATAGACGCTTGAAGGCACCAGCAGAGTTTCTTAACAATTATGTTATGGAACACAATGCATTACCTACGTTTGATATGATTAATGCAGCAACTGATATTAATTTAAAAGATCCAGGTGAACTGCAAGAGAATCATTATGATTGGTTGCTTGCAGAGTTTGAAACGTTTAGTAAGCACAAAGCACTAGAAGCGGCAATCCTAAAAAGTGCTGACTTGTTAGAGAACGGCGACTATGGTGCATGTGAAGACTTGGTCAAGAAGGCTGTACAGATAGGTCTACAAAAAGACTTGGGTACAAACTACTTTGCTGATCCAAGAGCAAGACTAGAAGGCATCAAGAGTACAAACGGACAGGTAAGCACAGGTTGGCCAGCTATGGACAAGAAACTATTCGGTGGCTTCAACAGAGGCGAGCTGAATATCTTTGCAGGTGGTTCGGGTGCAGGTAAGAGTTTGTTCTTGGCTAACATTGGTGTTAACATGGCCGAGAAAGGCTTGAACGTGATCTACTTGACACTAGAGCTTGCAGAAAGTCTAGTTAGTATGAGACTTGATTCAATGACCACGGGCATTCCAAGTCGTGATGTGTTTAAGAGCATTGATGATGTTGAAATGAAAGTTAAGATGATTGGCAAGAAGAGCGGTAAGTTCCAAGTCAAGTATATGCCTTCAGGCAAGACAGCAAATGATGTGCGTAGTTACATCAAAGAATATGAGATTAAAACAGGTACTAAGGTAGACTGTTTGTTGATTGACTACTTGGACTTGTTGATGCCAGCCAGCACAAAGGTAAGTGCAGAGAACTTGTTTATCAAAGACAAGTATGTATCGGAAGAGCTACGTAACCTAGCAATGGAATTGAACACAGTGTTTGTTACAGCGGCACAGTTGAATCGTGGTGCTGTTGAAGAAATTGAATTTGATCACTCGCACATATCAGGTGGACTTAGTAAGATCCAGACTGCGGATAACGTGTTTGGTATCTTTACATCAAGAGCTATGCGTGAACGTGGACGCTATCAGCTACAGCTAATGAAGACACGTAATTCAAGCGGTGTAGGACAAAAGATTGATCTAGGCTTTGACATAGACACACTGCGTATTGTTGACATTGGTGATGAAGATGATGACGGATACTCAAGTGCGCCACAAGGAGGAGGTTCTAACATACTAGCATCACTCAAACGTGGCACAGGAACAACCACACCCGAAGACAGCATAAGTGATGATCCTGCTGAAGGCTCAGGTGTTGGAAAGATAAGAGCTCAAACAGATTCAACCAAGTTGAGAGACTTTCTCAACAACCTAGACGACGAATAAACAAGCCAAAACTTTGAGTATGCGTGATTACTTTTTGTAGTTGACTTTTCTATCTTTTTGTGTAAACGTAGTGCGTTCAGGCTGTGCCTTTACTGTAACACTACCTCTAGATCCTTTTGAAAAGTCAAGACTTACTGAGTAATTACCATTGCGACTGGCAGGTGAGTTTGAAGTTGCGAATACTTTTTTTCTATTGTCCATACTGTATTTATGATGTGATCGGGTTAGGCCCAAAAGCGCGAAGCGCCTGCGCCGCAAAAAAGCTGCGAAGCAGCTAACGCTAGTTAGTTTAAAGCAAAAATTTTCCCCACTGTCAACATACTATCGAATACTAAAACACGCTGTATGACGCTTATATAAGCACACAGACGCCAGTCTAATCCCACTCTAAACTAGCGTTTCCTTTATAAGCTAGTGTAGCGTACACAAGGTCCTGTTGACTCGCAAACAACAGCGTATTGGCGTTGGGTTGTTCGCTGTATACACCACGCAACATAAGATCAGTTGCAAATGAAAATGTGTTTATATCCTGTATATACTCTGTAGTTGAGTCGTCTATAAATCTTAATTCTTTCATATCATAGTCCTAATGACCACATCCACAAAGGTATCACAACAGCATGTAACACTACACACACTGCTAACATGAGTACAACTATTTTAGGATTACCTCTATCTCCGTGCATACAGTTACTTATCGTTCGTAGCACTGCGTTGACTCTAGAGCAGAGTTAAGAGGAACCGTTAGACAACTATAATAGCGAACTGCGTTCACTACACACTCACGTATGCTCGTGTGTATACGCTACGCTAGAAAAGGGTTCTTGTACTGTAAAAAAATTGTGCGCAAAAAATTTTCAAACTGAATTCTATATATGTGATTCACGAGCGAAATGGGTCCTGTAGGGTAAAAAC